CGTTTACATCTGCAAGAAGTTCTTCAGTCACTGGCAAGAAAACACCAATTTTTCTAATTGATGCTGTTTTTTCTGTGAAATCTAATGTAGATTCAGCAGTTGTTGCCTCTTCTGCTTGTTCAGCAGCAGCATTTGTGAATGTAGTTTCTTCCATATATGCAAATGAATTTTGGTCAGTTTCGATTTGGTCAAAAAGACCAATCACTGCGTCTGGGTCTCTAAGAGCGGACTCTAAGATTCCCGGTTGTCTTAATACTTCAGGTGGGAAGTTCTGAGATAAACCAGCACCTAATGTAGCTTTATAGCCCATTGGTGAGAATTTAACTGTTGAGTCCAAACCTTTAGCTCCGGATTCTTGATATCCTTTATAAGCATCAGTTGCGATAAATGACTCACCAATTGTTTGTGGTGCGTTATTTACTTCTTCTGCTGCGTAAGCTGCCTGTTCCATAGCTTTTTCATTTTTAGCTTTGGCTTTAGCGTTTTGAGTTTGGTCTACTAACTCAGCAAGCTCAGTGTTAAGTCCATTGATAGCATTTTTTTGCTCAGCAGAATACTTACCGTCTTCTACTGGGTTATCAAAAACTTCTTTTAACTCAGCTCTCTTCTTCTGAAGTTTCTCGTTAATATTATCCATTACGATTATTTCTCCAAATTAATTTTGCTTATACTTCTTCGTCGTCTAGTTCAACAATAATTGACTCTGTGATGTTTTGTTGAGCTTCAGCAAACAAGGCTTCAAATTCTTCGTCAACTTCTTCAAGTGACGGAGCTTCTTCAACTTCCTCTACTTCTTCAACAACCTCTTCTTGAGATTCAACTTCTTCTTCTACAGTTACTTCTTCACCTTCAGGTTCCACAACAACTTCAGCTGCAGCTACTTCAGCATCTTCTTGAATTTCTTCAACAGGTGCTTCTTCAGCTGGTGCTTCTTCCGTTGCTTCTACTACAGGAGTTGGTTCACTGAGAAGAGAATCAATCTCATTCCAAGCATCATTCAAGTCCTCTTGTACCGCTCTAAGAGCAGAACTAGCATTATCCGATATTACTCTTCCATCTTTTTCACGTAAGATTGAAATTGCTTTCGCTCTAACGATGAGGCTCTCTAATGCTGCAAGCACATCTTTCACCTCGTCTGAAAATCGAACTCCTTGCAAGCTGGAATCTTTTTCAGAAATCTCTTCATCAGAATCTTTCATAGATTCTTTTGCACATTTACCTGAATCGTCATAGTCACATTTGCCATAACCTTTTTCTTCTTCACCTTCAGGGTCTGCGTCTTTGCCGTTTTTCTCAATAGTAGCTTCATAGCTTTCGTGAGAAGAACAAGGCATAAAAACTTCTTTACCGCCAACTTCGTGAGTATGAGCACCAGAACATCCTAGTTCTTCAG